GATCCCTGTGCTTTTGGAAAAACATACAAGAAAAAGACCCTGAATCTATGATGGTTTATAATGGTACGTTTATTAAAACGTGGTGTAATGAAGTGTCGTATTTAACGAGTCCCGGCATGTCTACCAAAATTTTGGGTGATACATATTTGAGTGATAGAGTGTTTTTGGCGCATATGATTGGTGAGTTGATTGCTAAAAGTGTGATTTCTAAAACAACAAATACTGTGAATAATGCTGTGTTGATGCGTCAATTGAATGCTATCAATAGATTGCATTCTTCCTGTGTTATGAATGGAAAGAATGGTAATGTTAGACGAGAAACGTTTGGAGTATGGATTGATGGTGCTCCAGGTATAGGTAAATCCTTTATCGTGGAAGAAATGTCAACGCTATTGATTTTGAAAGGTCAAATTGACTTTGAAGGAGAAAAGACGTTGTGTTTGAACCCATCAGATAAATACTGGAGTAGATGTGATAAACAGCCTGTTTTGTGGATAGATGATGCTTTTCAGTTACAAACTGACACTTTTCTAGAAGCTCAATTGGCTGCTTATTTTTCAGTAATGTCGCCTACACCTTTGTGTCCTCCTATGGCTGATTTGAAAGATAAAGATAGATTGTATGAACCATATTTTCTGTTTACAACTTCGAATGAAGCTTTTCCGCATGTTAAAGCAGTTTTGAAACAACAAGCTTTGTGGAGACGCAGACACTTGTTGATAAAAGCTGTTTTGAATCATGAAAAGATTAAAGAAATGTGGCCTGAATATGTGATTGATAAACACGTTGCTGAGAATTTACCAACTGAATGTATGAAAAATTATAATCACTTACTTTTTAAAGTTGCAAATACCCCTAAGGATATGTATACTCGATGGTCTGAATGGATGCATTGGGATGAATTGAAAGTTGTTATGGAAACTGCGTATGAAAGATTTTTAGAACGATCTATGCATTCTTATAATCATAGATTGAATAAATATTATGAGGCTAAACGTCAAGTTATGCCTGATTATTTTAGTGATTTACCAAATGTTCCGAATGAGACGAATTTGTTTAAGGTTGCAAAGGAAATGGCTATGAGATTGGATGTGAGTGCTAGATCGATTGATGAAGTTCATTGGTATGATTTATTGACTTTGAAACGTGAATGTGGAAAGTTTACAAAAATGTTATTTAATATACCTAAACATATGTTAGCAATGTTGTGTGGAAACTATCCTGCTGTTACTTATGGTGTGAACTCGATTGTTACTGGTGTTATGCCTACTAAGCATGGATATCGTAATTATCAGGTCCATGGCCTTGGATGGGATAGACCCGATCATAGTAGTTTATGTAGTAACTTTGATAGACCCCCTGGAATAGCGAGAACTAAGCCAAATCCCCATGGCCGTAGAGGACATGGATGGAACCCTTTATCTAAAACGAGTAGATTTCTGGTAAAAGATGCGAATGCAAATTTGAAGGGTTGTATGGGAGAGAGTGAGATACCTGGTGGTGCAGATGGCTTTGATCTGAGCTATGCTGTGCCTGAAGTTAAACCTAGTAATATCGATGAGATGGTGAGAGAGTTTGAAATATATGATCCAAATGAAGAAGAAGATGATGAAGAACCTTTGTTTGATATGCGTGATTTGATTGCTGAACATCAAATGGGATTGAATCCTACTCAGGAATTGCTGAAACAGATTGGTGATAAGATAAGAAGTTTGAATTCAACAAAAGATCGTTTGATGGCGTTTTTAGTATTCTTGACAAAGTTTAAGAAGGACAGGGAACAATATCATGAACTGTTGGTGTATTTGAATTTTTGTATTGAACGAGAAGAGAAAACTGGTTTGTTTGATGATCTTGATGTGATGCGTATATTCAAGTTGATGTACTATAAAATTAGTACTATTTCTGAATGTGCTCATTATAAGTTTGACAAAACGTGTATATATTTTGAAAATCAGAAACAGTTTACACGAGTTGTTGATGGTTCTGCGTTGTGTTCAACTACTGCGGAAGTGTGTTGTGATCATTGTGCTTTGAATTGTA